GCATGGAATAGTGAACCCGGGAAAATTCCCAATCATCAAGCACGCGGAGCTGAACGACACCTCGCTCGCGCCGTTCCTGTCGAAATACAAGGACAAGGTCATATCCAAGAAGGTACTCGTGGACGCGTTTGATCGGATCGCTCCGAAGCTGGACGTGGAGGTTGCAGGACGTGAGATTGGACCCGAGATGATGGAGAAATTGTCAAAAACCCTCGCCAAGGTCGACCCGCAGGCGTACCGTGATCCGAAACAGTCCGGATTCTTCAGGCTTCTGAAGTCGTCTGAGGAGCAGTTGAACCGCGGATTGAAACCTGGTGCGGAATCATTCTACAGGGAGGAGGCGGACAAGATCCTGAAAAACGTCGATGATTACATATTTGACAACTACGGAATAGCTAACGCGCTCGATGAGGGCGTTCCGAAGAAATTTCCTTACCCGATGAAAAACATGGTCGCGCAGTTGTCCAGCGCCGCCGGAAAGAGGACGGCCGGACTGAAGAAATACGCAGGAGATCCGCAGTATGCTGGAACGCAGACGCTTGGCGGAGGAGAGAATCCGCGTGAGCTTCTGTTCAGGTCCACACCCGGAGGTTTGCGCAAGAGCGAGCCCGTGTACAATTATGAACACGACTTCAGCGGAATACCGTCTGAATACGGAAAAAACGCCTTCGTTCACATGCGAATGAGCGACAGGACGGACGTGCTGGGAAACAGGATTATCTTCATAGAGGAGATACAGTCAGACATGCACCAGCCCATCAACGCAGCGGTGAGGTCGGTCAGGAGGATGGAGCAGCAGGGAATGCCTCCGGTTCCAGGCGACTTGAAGGCGTCACGATACGCTCCACGCGGAGACGTTCCGCTTCCCGTGAGTGAATCGGATAAAGTGAATGAGGAGCAGTTCAAGTTGATTGTTTCCAAGATTGAGGATTTGGCGTCACAGCCGCAGACAGTGAAAACTCAAAAGCGAATAACGAAACTTAACAGGGAAAGGGAAAAGATAAGAAAAATAATTGACGCCAGCAAGAAGAAGGCCGCACCTAAGACGAGCGGCGTGCCGCAGGGTCCGTTCAGCAGGACGGAGGACTACAATGAATTCGTCATCAAGTATGCAACGAAGATGGCGCAGGAAGGAGGCTATGACGGAGTATCCGTCGCGACGTCCGCGATCAAGAATAGAGGACTGAGACCGATTGATCAGAGCTTCCACGGAAACCTTGTCGCATACGGCCCAATGGCGCAGGGCGCCATGAAAAAAGTGGCGAAGAAAAGTGGTGCAAAAATTATAGAAACTGCTATAATGGACAATAAAGGCGTGGGCTGGAAAGTTCCGATGATCTACTTGAAGGGCAACAGAGAGGCGTTGTTCAACATATCGAAAGGAATGCCTGCGTACAAGAGAGGGGGAATAGCTAGACATGGCTAAAGGAAATAAGAATAACATAGACAAGGCGCTGGAGGCGCTGACTGGGGCGCTGGAAATAGAGCCTACTGGTGAAGAGGTGCAATTGGAGCCGGATAAAAGCGTGAAGTTTGATCCGGAAGTTGAACTGATGGAAAATGAGGACGGAAGCGCTGACGTCAACTTTGATCCCAACGCGCCAATAGACACAGCAAACATTCCGCATGATGCGAATCTGGCGGATTACATTGAAGATAATGATTTAGGCAGGTTGTCAAGCGACCTGCTTGCAGGATTCGAATCGGATAAGGATTCAAGGAAGGACTGGGAAGAATCCTATGTCAAAGGCCTTGATATGCTGGGATTCAAGTATGAAGACCGCACCCAACCGTTCGAAGGTTCGTCCGGGGTCGTTCACCCCTTACTCGCTGAATCTGTTACACAGTTTCAAGCCCAAGCGTATAAGGAACTTCTCCCCCCAAGCGGCCCCGTTCGCACTCAAGTCATAGGGCTCTCGACACCTGAAGTTCAAGATCAGGCGAAGAGGGTGCAGCAATTCATGAACTATCAGATCACTGATGTCATGAGAGAGTACGATCCGGACATGGACCAACTTCTGTTCTACCTTCCGCTTTCAGGATCGGCGTTCAAGAAAGTCTATTATGACGGTCTCTTGAAGCGTGCGACCGCGAAGTTCATCACCAGTGAGGATTTGGTGATCAACTACATGGCGACGGATCTGGAAAGCGCTGACAGGATAACGCATGTCATCAAGACGAATGGAAATGACGTGAGAAAGCAGCAACTGGGCGGATTCTACCGTGACGTGGAGCTGCCGACGGGTCAGACGGAGTCATCCGATACTGCAGATAAGATTGATGAACTGCAGGGTGTTGAAAAGAATTATTCATCCGATGATGACGAGCATGTCGTACTGGAGATGCACGTTAACGCTGATGTGCCTGGATTTGAGGACACGTCAGGAGTAAAGCTTCCTTACATAATTTCAATAGACCAATTTTCAAGAACGGTTCTTTCCATAAGAAGAAACTGGAAGGATAAAGATCCAAATTTCGCGAAGAACCACTATTTTGTACACTACAAGTTCCTCCCAGGACTGGGCTTTTACGGGTTCGGTCTGATACACATGCTGGGTGGATTGTCAAGAACTGCGACAAGTGTTTTGCGGCAGTTAATTGACGCAGGCACCCTTGCCAATCTTCCAGCAGGTTTCAAGGCGCGTGGAATGAGAATACGCGACCATGACGAGCCCTTGCAGCCAGGGGAATTTCGTGACGTGGACGTCACAGGAGTTTCAATCAAGGAATCATTGTTGCCACTTCCATACAAGGAACCTTCACAAGTTCTGTTTGCATTGCTGGGTTTTGCCGTTGACGCGGGAAAATCATTCGCTGCGATCGCGGACATGAAGATGGGGGAAGGAAACGAGCAGAATCCTGTAGGAACAACACTTGCTCTTTTAGAGCGTGGAACTAAAGTCATGAGCGCAATCCATAAGAGATTGCATTATGCACAGAAAATTGAATTCAAGTTATTGGCAAAAGTATTCCAGATTTATCTTCCACCGCAATATCCTTACATGGTTGTCGGTGGAAATCAACAAATTAAACAATCTGATTTTGATGACCGTGTTGATGTCATTCCAGTATCCGATCCGAACATATTCTCAATGGCGCAGCGTGTCACGTTGGCGCAACAGCAACTGCAATTGGCGAGTGCCGCACCGCAACTTCACAATTTGCGTGAAGCGTACAGAAGAATGTACGACGCGATGGGCGTGGATAACGTGGAGGCGATATTGAAGCCTGATCCGGAGATGCCGGAACCTATGAGTCCGGCGATGGAGAATGCAGGCGCGATGCGCGGACAACAGCCGAAGTCATTTCCAATGCAGGACCACATGGCGCACATGCAGGCGCACGCCGAGTTCATGTTCACGAGAATGGTTCAGATCAACCCGCAGTTGTACGCGATGCTGCAGGCGCACGTATCGGAGCATATCTCATTGATTGCAGGACAACAGGTGCAGAAAAAATACAAACAACAATTCCAGCAGTTGCAGCAGCAAATGCAGCAGGCACAGCAGAATCCACAGCAAATGCAACAATTGCAGCAGCAGCAGGAACAACTGATCAACCAGCAAGCAGCTGAACAGGCTCAGATTGAAGCGCAAATGACTCAACAACTGGCACAGGATGAAGAGGCTAGAATGAAGCGAGAAGCTCAAGATCCGCTTATCAAGCTTAAACAGCAAGAAATTGACCTGAAGGCGATGGAAACACAAATGAAATTGCAGAAGGACATGATGGTTGACGCTGAAAAACTTGACCTTGAAAGAGACAAGCTGGAAGCGGAGACAAGTATTGACTTGATGAAAGCGTCAGCAGATGTTAATAAGGAAGATTCCGCGGAGGCTATGGCGCTCCTGAAAGAGAACATGGCGGCTACGAGAGAGGCCATGAAAAATGAAGTTGCTGAAAGAAAAAACCAATCGGCTGAAAGGATAGCAAGGGAAAATGCAAGATCAAAAGCAAATGGACAAAATAAAAAAACAACTTGAAAAGCTCAGCACGGTGATGCAAAAGATTGAAGAAGTAGCGAAGGACGAAATAAAAACCCATGAAGATTATTTGCAAGTCTGCGGTGCGCTGTTAGCAGTGACCCGCAACATGTACGTTGAAGCGTTGGGTCCGTATGATACTGCACGGATGTTCGAGACCGTTGCGCACAGCTTTAACATACAGGAAGATATCATAGAAGTTTTTCGCCGTGATGGTGAAAAGCCGACGCTGCACTGATGCCGTTCAAGTCAGAAAAGCAGAGAAAATACATGTGGTCGAAGGAGCCGGCGATAGCCAAGAGATGGACGGAAAAATACGGGAGTAAGCCCAAGAAAAAAGGCGGAGTAATCAAAAAACGAAGAGGAGGAATTGCAAATGCCACAGGTAGGTAAAGAGAAATTTCCATACACTTCAGCTGGAGTGGCTCAAGCGCAGAAGCGTGCGCGTGCCACAGGCCAGAAGGTCAACATGGCCGGATACAAGAAGGGTGGAATGAAGAAAAAGTATAAAGCAGGTGGAACGGTGAAGAAGAAAAAAGGCGGAACAGTGAAACTGAAGAAATATCACCATGGAGGTCGAGTGAGTGGCGGTATGAAAGATAAACAATGTTAACAAGGAGGTAGACATGAATTTATTTAAAGATCTTTGGGCGCATCTGAAGGAATGGAGTGACTGGAAATTGAAGGACTGGATTAAGGCCGGAATTTTAGTAGTCATCGTTCTGGTTGTGCTTAAAGTAATAATTATAGGTGGATAATGCCTGGAAGATCACAATTTAAAATAGATCGCGACAGAGCTCGAAGACACGCTTCGAAACAAGAGCGTGACCTGCAGGCTCAAAAAGCTGCGAGTAGTAGACCTGGGCAAGTATACCATACGATGACGTCATTGGCGGATCGTATGACTCGCCCAGGTTATCAAAATAATCAAGCAGACATTAATCAATTAAAATCTCTAAGACGTGACTGGAATAGAAACCAGAAGTATACCCCTCAGGGCATGCAAGTTTCTGGCGCTACAACTCCTATGGGTGCACGCGACGCCTATGTGGGCATGAGCCGTGACTTACGACAAGGAAATAAACCCGCATATAATAAAATGTATCCTCTTACAGGAGGATTCATGGATATTATGGACAAGGGTGGAATATGGGGAGCCATGCTCTCAGGGCTCGCAAAAAAAGGTTTAAAAAAAGCAGACCCGTTATCTCACGCTGCAGGCATTGGAAGCAATGTCTCGGATCTTGGAAAAGGATTCTGGGGCGACCTGAAGCAGATGGGTTCCGATATTTTTGGAGGAATTGGAATTGGCGGTGCAGTTCCACGCGATGAGGCAACAGAAGAAGTTTTAACAAATTATGCTGACCAGACATTTCCTGGGGATGAAGTAATAGATGAATCAGTTGAAGAAGTTTATGAAGGCCCGTGGCCGCATGCAGATATGCCTTACTTAAGTGACGAGGCGGCGGCGATACAAAAAGAATTTAACACTAACCCTTATTTCCAAAATCTTAAGGATCCTAACGTGGTCCTTCCTTTTGAAAAAGAGAGAAGAGGACACCCGCATTTGGAGACGTACACTCCGGACGCAGGCCCAAGATTGGGAACAGCTGACCCACAGGAACCTGAAGATATAACAGTTGCACCTTGGCTGTTGGATCCTAGCCTTCCAATGCCGGAGGAACTTGTTGAAGGTGAATATTTACCCGGACAGTTTTATGATGAACTGATCGAGGAGGAAGCTCCACCACCAATCATACCATTTGACGATTCACTTCGTGAATCAGGAATAGCTAGTATGATGAAGTCAGGTTTAAACCTTGCCGGAAGAAGACCTTATGAAGATGAATACAGAGCATTCGTAGAAAGTTCCGGTCCTAGTGAAGTTATGGTTACTTATGAAGATTTCATGGAAAACTATCTTCCACGAATACAAGAAAGTAGAGGAGTTTTCCGCGCAGGTTTAAATTCTCAAGGTAGAAGATAATGGCGTATTACGATGTATCTGGATTGGATTTTTTGAATAATGATCCAGGAAGTTCTAGTGGCGGAAGCCCGCACGGAAGTTCTTCAGGAAGTTCTAATGATTCTCCAGGAAGTTCTAGTGGATCTAGTGGTGGCCAACCAGATCCACGTTTTGGTGGAAATTTAGAAATAGCAAATACCAGAAGATCGGATCCTCCCTCCGTCCGAAGATTTCCTAGAGATGAAAATAGAGGGGGACAAAATGCTCCAGGAAGTGCTGGGCTGGGTGTTATAGAAAATCTAGGATCTTCAAATTTAGAAAAATTGATGTCTATGTATGACCCAGAAGGGTTAGCATATAATTTTACCAATATGTTATCAAATGCATATCCAGGTACTCGTAATGAATATGGAGAATATGAACCACATAAATATGATCCCTATATTTATACTACTTCCGGTGATTTTGTTTATCAAGACGCTGAAATGGGAGAACCAGGAGCTGTATTAGTAAATGGACAATGGAAAAAACCTACTTTAAATAGATTAGGTAGCGCTTTAATAGAATCGGGTACAACTGG